CAAGTTCCTGGGACGTTCAATCGCAGCCCCGCGCCGCAGTTACCATTGCAGCGCAAAGTTGTGGACATTGTGGAAAATTTGTACACTAGTGCACGTTATCATGCTTTGTTTCAGGAGTTTCCTGATGAGAAACGTTTGAGGAATTTGTTTTTGGATTTGTTGGACCAAGTCGAGTTGAAAAGTTCTCCCGGGTATCCGTACGTCTGGCAAGGAGTCACAACCAATCGCCAGGTGTTTGAGAACCCTGTTTTGAAAGACCAAGTTTGGGTTAGATTCAAAGACCTTATGTTGTGCCTGAAGCGTGGCGAGCAATTGCTGGAGCCAACGGTGCGACTGTTTGTCAAGCCTGAACCACACAAGATTGAGAAAATCCACCAAGGGCGCCTTCGTCTGATTTGGGCGTTGCCACTAGAGTACCAACTCGTGCATCGCTACTTCTTTGGGCCCTCGCTTAAAGCCGAAATTGAGAAACATGCCGACATTCCAACGAAAGTCGGCTTTTCTTGGGTTCGTGGTGGTTGCCATCGCATTTATAAAACGCTTGACGATGGTAGTGACCAAATTGGCGATGTTGATAAGAAGGGCTGGGATTTATCTACACCCGCATGGTTGATCTGGTTAGATTGCGAAGTGCGGCTACGGCTGTGCGTCGACAACAATCCGACCTGGGACTTCTGTGTTCGTGCGTGTTACAAGTCACTTCTTAAATCACGAGTGATTTTCTCCGATGGTACAATTTTGGAGCAAGTCGAGGCTGGGATCGTTCGGTCAGGTTCAATGATCACGATTTCTGGCAACTCGCGAATGCAAGTCATTTTGAAAGTCATGTTCTGCGTTGAGGAATTGGGAGATTTTGTCCCCGAGCACCATAAACTGATCGCTGTTGGAGACGACACACTGGAGCGGCTGAGAGGCGTCAAGCCTGAGCTGTACCAGAAGTACCTCGAGCGATACGGTTTTAAGTGCAAGGAGATTTCAGTTGGGCTCATGAAGGACCGCACGTTCTGTTCACACGGATTCAAACAAGTGCGAGGGTTCTGGGCTCCTGTTCCCACGAATTGGACCAAACACTGCTTTGCGTTGACGTATAAGGAGAGGAACAAGATGCAGTTCTTCCCTGAGCAGTTGTTTTCCTTAATGCTTGAATATTGCTTTGACGACGACAAGTTCGCACAGTTGCGTGCTGTGTGCGCCTCGGTGAAGCTGGAGTACTGTCATTCGCAACAGCGATTTCAGAATTTCATGCTCGGCTATGAATGTGGTACATGCATTCCTGTGCTGAAACCTCGCCCTTGCTGCACTACGCGGTGATCCTTTGTGTGAGATGCTTGTCAAGATCGTCACAAAAGGTGACGCTCTGCCGTTCAAAAT